TATTAAAAGAAAATATCGAAGAAATATGTTGGAATGTAATATCATTAAATAATAGTAATGAGATAATAAGATATGTTATAGAAAATCATTATGAGAAGATAAATTGGATTTCATTATCCTCTAATTTTTTAATATTAACATTTTTTTATTATGAAAATAAAAAATAGGTATTCTTTCATAAATAAAAGGGTGATTACAACAATAAGGTTTATTAAATATTTCTAAATATTTTTCTTTTGACAAAGAATTATATCCAGTATCTAAATATAAATATTCTTGTATTATAGGATTATTATTAATAATATTTTTACATTTTTTAAAGAATATTATATATTTTCTTAATATATCATTTCTTGCTATCCAGTAATTAGAAAAAAATGGTAAAAAATCATTTGAACTAAAATAATCATCTGGATAATTTAATTCTTTAAATAGATTTTTAAAAAATATATACATATCATCATTGTGATACATAAATTTAATATCATTTAAATATAAAGGAATTAATTCATAACTATTATTTTTTTCTAAAATTTCTATAATTTTATTAAAATCAGGCATTATAATTTTATATTCAAATTTCCAAGATAAAAAACCAATATAATCAAAATCTTTCCAATCATCTTCATTTTCAATTAACCATTTATCATACATAATTGATTCAAATAAAACAGTTGATTCTATTTTAATGACCTTAGCCCAATTATAATTTGAATATCTTTCATTCGCAAAATTAAATGTCTCATCATTAAAAGATAATATATATATTCTAAGTCGCATATTATAAAAATGTAAAAATTATATATTTAAATCATTTCTTTGAATATTATATATTTGTATTTTATTGTCTTTTATAATTGGAATAATAAACGTTTCATTATATTTATTATATATTAATCCATTATAAACTTTAAAATTAATATTTACGGAATAAACATTAATAACTTTTTTATTAATAATATCAAAATTTACAAAAACTAAATAATTATCATTACTTCCAATAATCCAATAATATCCATTAATTATAATTGGATTACTGCTAATTCTCAATGTTCCATAGGTATTAACCCATGCTATATTCAATATTTCTTCTTTTTTATTTTTTAAAACTATCAATGGCGAAATAGATTTAACAATATATTCAATACCATTATCTTTAATAAAACCACTTTCTCTATATTCATATATATAAGAAACTTTATTATAAATAGAAGTTATTCTATATGGCGATTGAATAGAAATATTATAATCATAAGCGAATAAATTCATATAATCATCAATATCATTTGTTAATAATCTCGTATATTTTTCCTTATCTGCTAATTGAAAAGTCGTAGAATTTAAATAAGTAGTATTAATATCATCGCCACTTATGAAAACTATAATTATTTTATCACGCGGACTATTAATAATATTAGTAAAAATTCCATTATTTTTTAATCCCATTATAGTAGGATATTTACAATGGTCTATATATTCAACGACAGTAAATTTTCGTTGAGGTTTATAAGTCATATATACAAATATACCTAATAATATTAATGCTAAAATTAGACAAATTATTATAAATAATAAAATCATTTTCTTATTATAATATAAGAAAATGAATAGTTGTAAAACTCCAAATGAAATATTATATGTATCATATATGATAGGGATAATAATTAATATAATAATAATATATGCGTTAAATGATATAGAAAAAAAAATAGAATGTAATTGTTCAAATAATTCAAAAAAGCAATTTTTAAAAGAATGGTTTATATTCGTGATAGCATTACAAATAATATTTTTATTAATTTTTATAATGAGTAATTATGAATGTCTTGATGTATTTAGAGATGAATATTCTAATAATATTTTTGGTTTTATGATAGGTATTGTTGAAATAGTAATGTTAGTAAGATTATTTATATATATAAGATGGTTAAGAAATGATTGTAAGTGCGCCTATGGAAATGAAGAAAGAATAATATATTGGTATTTGATAATATTATTTATTATATTTTTTTCAATCATATTATTTACATTATTCTTATTATTGATAATATTAATTAAAATTAATATGTATTAATTTAATTATATTTAAAATAAAAAATAATTCAGCAAATTAAGAAAAATAATTCAGCAAAAATGGATAATAATACTGAGAATTATCTTCGTAATAATCCTCATGTAATTGATTGGGAAAAACTGCGAGCGATGCCTATTCCTAAATCAAAAAATCCAGATAAAGTCAATTGGGAGCCTATTCATTGTAATTATAATATTCATCTTCATCATACAAATGAATGATTTCTTCGGCATATTCATCATATTCATCTTCATCATATTCATCCTCATCGAAAATTTCTTCATATTCGATTTTTTCTTCTTGTTTTCTCAATTCTTCTTCCATATATTTTTTATCTAATTCGTCATAATCAATAACGGGTTTTTCTGGATTTTTAATAAACATTAATTTATAATGGTCATCGATGTCTTCATATTCATCTTCTTCTTTAAAATTATGATAATCATATGTTAGCAGAGGTTTATCCATATAAGTATCTTTATAATTATTCAAATAATAGTAATAATAATTAAACTTATTTTTATCATGTTTTAAATATGTGTCAATTAATATATTCATTCGCATATTTAGAATATTTTTTTTCAAATCTTTTTTAGTAATTAAGAAGGTAGAATAACAATTAAGATAATCTTCCAAATCATTATTATAAAGATAATTAAAGAAATCGAATAACATTATATATAAACTAAATATAAATAATAAATCATTTTTTATATTTATATTTAAAGAGAAATTTGAAGAAATAAAATAAATGAAAGTAATATCTTGTGTGGTTAATAATCCAACTTTTATAGAAATACAATATAAAACTTTAAAAAAATATCTTAAAAATGAATTTGAATACATAGTATTTAATGATGCGAAAGGTTATCCAAATACAACTAATGATAATAATATTAATTTAAAGAAAGATATAGAAGATTTATGTAAGAAATTAGGTATTAAATGTATAAATATTCCTAATGATACTCAATATCATAAATCTATAAATTGTCCTTCGACAAGAACGGCACTTGGAATGAATTTTATGCTTAAATATCAAATAGCAAATCCAGACCAATATTTAATATTAGATAGTGATATGTTTTTAATAGATTATTTAGATGTTAATGAAAGATACAAAGATTATAAGACAGCTTTTAATTTACGAACAATATTTTTAAATGATAAGCTTTATAGATATATGTGGGTAGGAATAGTATATATGGATATGAGAAAAATAGATGATATTTATTATTTAGATTGGGGTCTTAATTATGGGATAACAGATTGTGGAGGATTAAGTGAAGAATGGATGAACAGACAAATATTGGAAGGGGAATATATACCATCGTCAAATGAAATAGAATATAATAAATTTGATAATTATCAAATAACTAATATATATTTCATGAAATATTATAGGGGTCATGCTTGGACTATAAATGATTTACCGATAAATTTAGAAAAAAAAAATAAATTGAAGGAATTTTTAATAAATGATAATAGAAATTACGGCGAATTATTACATTGTGAAATTTATGATGATATATTTTTTCATTATCATTCAGGGTGTAATTGGAGAGGTGAAGGTTTAGAATATCATAAATCTTTATCTAATAAACTTAATGAGATAATTGATGTTGATGATAATTAAAAAAATGAGCATTTATCTCATCTTTTTTTTCTATATAATTATTTAAATCATAATTAAATTTACAATTAAGACCAAATATAGAAATATTGCTAAAACTCTTCCTATCATAAGTTATTAAAAGTCCAAATAATCTTTCAAATACTTCTCTCATTCTCTTATTTTTAATATCTTTTGAAATAATAAATAAATTATATTTTTCTTCAAGATATAGCAGATATTCGAGAGATATTAAACATGAGACACCATAGCAACCGACCCAATTATATTTATATTTATATTCAATTATTTTATCACCTTCATTTAAATCAAGAATGAGATTATTAACAAGCGATTTATATTTCTCTTGTTTGTCTATAAAACCACATAAGAAACGGATATCATTATTAAAAATTTCTTCCTCAAATGGTTTTAAAAGAAAGAAATTATCTTGAATAAATATAGCTTTTTCTGAAACTTTTATTTTTTTATAATAATAGAAACACGCGAATTCGCCACTTCCTTTAATATCCAAATCTAAAATAGTATTTATAATTTTTATATTATATATAGGTATGTTTTTAACATTTTCTAAATTAATTATAAGATTAGTATCATTACAATCATCTATTATAAAAATGGGTTCAAATTTATAAAATTTTCTTATTTGTTTAACACACTCAATCCAAATAAAATTATCATTTTCTTCTCTAACTTTACGATTAATAAAAAAACTCAATTTATACATTTTTATATAATTTATTTTTTATTCTCTTGTTTAAATAGAATATAAATGCCTCGAAGACAATCAAATACAGTTTCAAAATCTAATAATAATACTTATAATGAATATTTTAACATGGGATTTGGTTTTGGATTAGGTTATATTGCCGTTCAAATAATATTTACTTTAATAGCCTTAACGTTTTTCATAATAGGCTTTGTATTATTAAAGAGAGAACAAGCAAAAGAAAAAAAAGGCGAGAAACCGAGTAGAGGAATGAAAATATTCGCATATGTTCTAATGTTCATAGGAGCAATATTCGCAATATTCTTAATAGTACCGATGTTGTCTGAACTTGGTGGAGAAGATTTTGGGGATTTTTAAATAAAAAATGATTTATTAAAGATAATAATAAAGATAAATTATGAATAATGATGAATTATTTGCCGATTTATTTGCTTATCGTTTTATGTTAATGGATGAGAATTTAAATAATAATGAAACAGAAATAATTAAGAAATTGAAATATAAGTTAATAGAGATTGGGAAGAATTATAATGAACTCAATGACATATTATTCGAATTCTATAATCATTATGAATTAAATGTTCCATTAGAACAAATTCAAAATTCTTATGTAAATAATTTAACGGATATCATTTATTATTTCGTTGTAGAAAATCGCAATATCAATAATATTTTAACAAATTTCATTAATAATAATATTCAAGAAGTTGAAGATAGTTCTATATTATCAGAAGAAGAAGTTAATAGAATACCTCTAATAACAATTGAAGAAGAATTAGAGGATGAATGTTCAATATGTTTCGAACGTATTCCAATTGGAAGTAGTATATATAATATTCCATGTAGCCATAAATTTCATTTGGATTGCTTAAAATCACAATTAATTAATTATAATAGAACATGTCCTTTATGTAGAAACGAATGTATTTCTAATAATAATATATAAATGAGATTATTTTTTGTCTTATTCTTAATCTTACAAATAAGAGCTTTTAATTTAAGTGATATTATATTTCATGCTAAATTATGTAAATTCACATATAATAATAGGAATAATAATTTTATCATTATTCAAAAAAATAAGACATTGGATATTTGTTTTCGGGGAACAAAAAATTTCAACGATATATTAACAAATATTAATATTATTCCTAAAAAATTTTTAAAGAATGATATATTAATTCATAAAGGATTTCTATATAAATATTTATCAATGCGTGATAAAGTTATTAATAAAACGAATGAATTAATAATCAAAAATGGTATTGAAGAAATTTTTATAAGTGGTCATTCATCTGGCGGAGCGATTGCTAATATAGCCTCATTAGATTTATATTATCTTCATCCGCATCTGCGAATAAATACGATTACTTTTGGTTCTCCAAGGGTAGCAAATAAAGCATTTGTGAATGAATATAATAAACATATATCAAATTCTTTAAGAATAGTTAATAGGAATGATTTAATACAGCATTTACCATTACCTATAATATATCAACATATACACCAACCTTATATTTTATATAATATAAATAAAAAAATAAATATAATGGAATATCATAAGATAAATACTTATATAAATAATTTAAAAT